TTATCGGACAACAAGCAAATCTGAAAATCTCGTAGTGTATCGAGGTGACAGCATTTCACGCTTCATCTGCCACTGCTGCTGTATACCCTGCCCGGCAAAATAGAGCGTGCCCTTTCCGTCCTTTGCATTCAGGTGATCCAGTACCTCCATTAACTTCTCACTACCAGCTCGGGGAGCACTGTCATCGAACAGGTTTAGTTGGGCCACGCCCTGGCTGAAGAAGTCACCCAGCATGACGCCCGCTTTCTGGTACCGGTGACCGTCCTTCCATATTTTGTCCAGACACTTTACCGCGGCGTTGATGATGTCTCTGCTGTCCTGCGTTGGCGTGAGCAGCCTTACCGATGCACTGTTTCCGTAGTACGGCTCATTAAGGGCAAATGGAGAGGTCTTAACGAAGGCTGATATAAAACGGCAATACTGGTGCTCGCCGCGCAGCTTCTCAGCACCACGGGCCGCATAGCTGCAAATAGCCTGCCTCATCTGCTCATAGTCTGTAATGCGTTCGCCAAACGATCGGCTGCATACAATTTCCTGCTTTACCGGCGCGAACTCCTCCAGATCCAGACATGGCTCGCCGCGCAGCTCCCGGACGGTTCGCTCCAGCACAACGTTGAAGTGTTTACGGATAATCCACGTGCTCTGCTCTGAGAGGTCCAGTGCGGTTTTGATGCCCATGGCGTTCAGCTTTTTGCTAATGCGACGACCAACGCCCCAGACATCCTCTACCGGAACCAGTGCCATTAACCTGCGCTGCCGGTCGACGTTTGAGAGATCGACCACTCCTCCCGTCTGCCGCTGCCATTTTTTCGCAGCATGGTTAGCCAGCTTCGCCAGCGTCTTGGTCTGGGCTATCCCGACGCCGACTGTAAGATGCGTCCGCTGTAAAATAGTCGCGCGTATCTCTTTCCCAAATTCAGTCAGGTCCCGGCAGTTTCTTACGCCGGTCAGATCGCAGAATGCTTCGTCTATGCTGTAAATTTCCACGCGTGGGCTCATTTCTTCCAGCGTAGTCATTACCCGGCTGGACATGTCTGCATAGAGCTCGTAGTTGCTGCTGAAGCAAACAACACCAGCGCGCCGGAACAACTCCTTTTGCTTGAAGAACGGCTCACCCATCGCTATCCCGGCTGCCTTTGCCTCGGCGCTACGTGCTATTACGCAGCCGTCATTATTCGACAGAACGACAACAGGCCGCCCGCGCAGGTCTGGTCTGAATACCGTCTCGCAACTGGCATAAAATGAGTTCACATCGACCAGGGCAAACATCACATCACCGGATTGTCGTCTGTGAACGCCGCAGCGCCGTTTATAAAGAAGGTCACCACTCCCATGACTTCAACTTCATCTAAACCATCGCCTTCTATGCTTTCACCGTCTTCTGTGATGAGCGCACCGCCCATAACGACCGCGAACTGTAGCTGTCCGAACGCATGCACCAGCACGCGTGTTCCGTTGGATGGCACAAGATCAGGCTGAAAAAGCGCATAACCGCCTGACGTTTCAACCAGGCATGAGTAGCGGTTAACCCCACATAACTGTTCAAGCCTGTATCTCTGTGCTTTTGCCTCCATTTCCCACCCCTTAAAACACAACTGTATATTAATACAGTATTATCATTCAGAAGAACTGATCAAGTGATCATTCTCAGCCATGTGGTAAACTGATTTTTTTAAAGGAGAAAAAGATGGAGTGGCTACTCATCATGGCTGTTGTGCTGTTCGTCTTTGCGCTGCCAGGTACTGATATATGAAGGACGGGATAAACCTACCCAGAGTGTTGGGCGTCTCAATGGTTTGCTTGCTTGTCACCGGCTCTGTAGATAACAAGTGGGTTGTTGCCATATTCTTGCTGCTTATAGCGGCCTGGCTGGCGCTTGAAGTAACTAATAAGATGAAGGGTTAGATGCACCCCTCGATATTTGAGGGGTGAATTAATAGGTCAAGCGGCTTTCTTTGGGATAATAGATGAGGCCACTTTGAATAAAAGGTAGACAAAGCTTACGACAATTAGGTTTTTAAAGTAGATGAACATAAATAGCTCAAGGCTTTCTCGTGCCATAAAGAAAGTGAAAGGCACCGTTACGAAACCTGCTATTGACATGACTGTAAGTTTATTACTGTTTATTATTATATCCAACGTCCTTACAACCAGACCTGATAACGCATAAGCCAGCCAATAAAAATATCCGCCGAACAGAACAAGTGATGACCCTAGCAATGTCGAGGCCATGTTCAATCCGCTACTCATACCCAGTATGTTCGTCGTAAAATAGTATGAGCTATTCATTGTAACGATTGGCTTCTCCTCCCAAAGGAAGCGCGGCACGAACCCCGAAAACTGACTAAACATGTAATATATGCCGCCAACAGCGTCAGGATTAGTTGTATTGTCGTAGTATTTTACCGCCTCGTACTGGTAGTTTATTGGCGAGAGGCTGTCAGTGAGGTACTGTATAGCTAGACTTAGCGCGGCACCGGAACTGGACATGGAGTTTGAGTAGCGAAGCATCCCGAGTGCCGCCACAAGGAAAAGACCTATGCATCCAATAATCAGAAACTTAAATTTATTTATCTTTCCTGTTACGAAGCATATCAAGGTTGCCATTAATAACGCTGAGAACATTACGTTTCTTGAACCACCTATCAGTATATAAAACGCAACACCAAACAAGATAGAAATGCCACATGACTTGGCAAATGCATATTTTGATTTAGATGTGAAGCTATAGACAATAACGGCGGGAACAAAAGCTGACATAGGCATAAGCAAAAGCCCGCTTCCCGCATTTTCCCCTAATTTAGATGCGTAGTTATCTGAGTCGAATGATGAACCTTTGGTTATGTAGAAGATGATCATTGCAAGGATAGATACCGACAATGATATTGCTACAAATAGGTTTGCAGATCCGAAAAATATCTTCCCTCTCGCCATTCCTCTTGGCTTAGGCGATAGTAAATGAGATGACAGATAAAATATTATGATTCCGATGAATGATTTTAGTGAAACATCATTTATATACTCTACTGGCATATATACTTCAGCGGGAACAAGCGCATCAACACGGAAAGGTAAAGACGCGTAGCCAACGAAATGAGTTATCACAAGGAACATCAGACCTACAGATTTGAATCTGATCCCGTTCCTGATGAAAGAATGAGCAGCAAGAAAGAAAAGTATAGTAAAGTATATGATCGGAAATATGTACGTAAATATCGATGTGTAATCTGACATTTGCAAGCACCAGACAGCAAATCACCGCATTGTATCCCATGCCGATTGCAAGTAAAGCCAAATCTAGTCAAAGCATGTCCTCTTCGCATCGAAAGACAGGCGGCATTAGCCGCCTTTTCTTTTACACCATCAACTGGAATGTCGGCGCAGTGCCTGAGAAGTCTCCAGTTTGCGTGCAAACCCAGCCAAGTTTCACTGCTGTACCCGGAGTGATGATAAATATCTTATCTCCACTATACCACTTGCCTGCTGTTGGTACTGCCGCCGCGTGAAATATGCGACAGTTGGCTGTAACAGCGCTACTGATGTAGGGTCCTGCATTTACCTGTAGCGCCTGACCTACAGCAAAATCTATTGTGTCGTTGCCGACATTAGTCATTCGCACTGTGGCTGTGGTTGATCTGTAGTTCTGATACCCAACCTGAGAACCGGCGAGCTGAGCTGTCGAAGGTAGAGCGAAGTAAGCGATGCTTGCTGATGTGAGTGTGCCTGTGGTGTCGTTGAAATCTATCGTCCAGTTACCTAACTGGATCCTTGAGCAACCCGAGAAATCTGCCATGCCAAGATATGATCCGGTTACATAATTCACTCGCAGGTTTACATCGCCAATGAACAAATCTGTCACACCCTGCGTTATAGAGAACATAGAATGAAGAATGCTAGCAGTAACTCCAGCAAGAACGCATGTTCCCTCGATTCGGCCTATCCGGATTGTGCTGCTAACATTATCAGGCCTGCTACGAAGAATTGGCATAATAGATGAACTTAGGGTGTTGTCGATATACAGGGCATCGATGCGCATTGTTCCACTATACGAGTATGTAATGCCATATCCAGAGCACTCTCTGATACGCAGAACCCCTATGTTTACTATCCCGCCAGCATTTACAACGGGCTCGCCTAATCCGTTATCAACAACCATTTCAGAGATCGAAACGCGACTACCATCAAGGCAGTAAATTCCATTATCGTGGATCAACCTGGCAGTGATAACACCGAATACCGTTTCAGTGGTGGCTGCAACGATTACCCCACCTTGACTGTCATAGATGTTAACATCTGGGTAGTTTCCTCGCTGAGCTGTAGCACCTACGGTGAATGCAGCAGGCTGCGGATCAACACCAGTTTCCCCCTTCTGAATATTACGAATAATGGCAGAAATGGTGTTTCTTGTTCCTTCATCCGTTACTGCGTTCTGGAGGCCATAAGTCGTTCTGTTAGCACCATAGATATTCGAAACCTTGATGCGACCAACAGTGTCTGTACCCTGGTTGATAAAACCACCAGCGCCGAAATTCTGCATGTCGATATCGATATCATAAGTTACATTCGCTCCGGTCAATGTCAGGAGCGTACGACCGTATGCTGTGGAAAAATCAGTAGTAGAGGCTTTCATTCTACCGGTCAGGCTGAAGCGACTTGAAGGGATGCTAACGACATTATAATTCTCCCCCATCATTTTCACGTCAAGACCAGAGGCGCATGCTTTCAACAGGCGTGCAGAGTTGTCAGATCCTGTATTCCCATCCCAGCATCCATATTCTTCTGTGCTGACCTGTTTATTTTTGACGCACCGACGCCACACAGCTCCGCCGGACGTTTTGATATAAAGACCGCCATCGTCTACCAGCGATCCGGGATTAACACTGCGGAAGAATCCCCCACCACCAAATTTGTCTGAGTAATAATTTTGTACCCGGATTAACTGGCCAATGCTCTTTGGTTCAGTTTCACGGAGGGTGGATAAATCTGGACACTCACCAAGCAATCTGAACCCATCAGTATTCCCTAATTGTGTTCTAAGAGATGCGTCACCAACACTTAACCATGCTCCAGGACCTATGCCGCCTGTAGATTCTGGAGTGGAGTCAGGAGACACCACCTTCGGGAAAGGACCGTCCCAGCGATAATATTCGCCGGTCGCTTCAAGTCGCAGAACCTGGTTTGGAAGCGTAAGCGTATTTCCGTCTTCAAAGCTGTCCAGGGTGATATACCCGAACTGGGAGATGGCCTGCTGTGCCAGCCAGCGCAGGCCCTCGATCGTATAATGCTTATTGCCGAAACGGTCAATGTAAGTCCATCCCATCGAGGTAACGAACTCGTCAATTTTCCCGGCGTTGTATTTCAGATCAATCGGTGATTCGCTCGGGACCGGTTTCTGAGTAGGTGTGGTAGCCATATTGATTCCATAAAAAAACCCGGCGCGGTGGCCGGGTATGGTTGATCGGGGACGGTTCTTATTGGTAGATGGCGTCGCTGTATTCTGCGACGGTCAGAGATACCGTGTTATCTGTGTTCGGTTTGATGCTATTGACCGTCCATAGCTGACTGTCCAGTTCCTCCACGGTCGCAATGAGGTAGCGCGACGGAAGCTGCACAGTGTCTCCGTTCCATATGTTGAGCTGAATGTTAGGGATAGCCGCGGTGAATCCGTACTTCGTGTCGCCACGCGCCGCCGCTGGATAGCGCAGCGTCGGGTTACCTAGGCTGTCTGTCACCAGCACATACATCGAACCGGTAAACGTGATCGGCTCACTGGTATCAAAGTTATTACCGGCACGCCCGGTGATGTAACCCTGTTGCTGGTTGCTATCGTAGATGTCAGGCATCTGAATGACGCTTCCAACCTGGATAATTCCGTCCTCAAACACTTTGGCGTTCATCTTCACGCGCGAGTAGATCAGGCGCTTGGTTTCGCGTAATGCGCGATCCCGGGCCTGATACTCATTACGGAAGCCGACTATTTCAAGCTTGTTCGGATTCTCCGCTTCCTGCTCGACGATGGCGCCGTTCAGCACGCGGTAGTTGATGTACGTCTTGTTGTTCGTGGTCGGGTGGACGTATGACACCTGCACACCGTCATAACCACCAGGCAACGTGGCTTCGTACGTCATTTTGTACTCGTCCGTCTTCATGTTGGCCCGGTTGAATACGGCCGCCGGGTAATCAACCTTCTGGTCTCGAGTAAACGTCAGCACGCCGTCATCCCAGTACGCCACCACCGACGCCGCATTGCAGATCGCCTGCACGCGGTCGCCGAGAGAGTCGTTCTCGTCGTCAAACGTGTAGTCGAAGTAGCCCAGTCGCTCATCAGGCAGGCTTTCGGCGATCGAGTACAGCCCGTACAGGTCAATGCTGCTTACCGGTTGCTCACCCATGATGAGCCAGGTGTGAGCCACTGCATCAGCGAACGAGCGCGACGGCCTCAGGGTGTAATCCACCGTCTGCGTGTCCAGGTCGTACGTAATGGTGTGGCGCGTCACCAGTGCGTTATATTTGCGCTCGCGGCTGCCAAGAGCGTTCTCTGTCGCGCGGACTTTTACTCGCACAAGCGTGTCGGTAGGATGAACGACGTTTGTCCTGATGTTGATGCTGTGGATCTCTTCGACCTTGAGCAGTGACGCGTCACCGGAGTTATCCGTGCGCTGGAAGCTGACTGCGTATTTCCCGAACCCGCCGGTCGGAGTGATCTTGTCAGTGCGATAAAAAACCTCACTCGTCGACTGGTGCGGCGTCGTCTGCCGGTACGTAAATGTCTGCTGCGTGCCCGGGACCTGGTTGTAGTCGTCGTCGATTTTCCAGATGACCACCTTCCAGTTCGTTTCCTTCTTTCCACCGAGACTGGACTGTGTATGCAGCCACAGCTGTGTTGACTCGACAGGGGAAAAGAACGGCCCAACTACCAGCGCCTCGTTATCGTTGAGGACGAACTTCGTGGTGTTGATCGTGGCATTCGCCGGGATGTCCTGCGGACCCTCAAGCTGGTTCATCGTAAACGTGTACCAGCGCACCGGGTTAACAACCGCGCCGTCGTTTGTTTCAACAGCGGAGATCAGCGCTCCGGAGAATGTCGCATCGGTAGTAACGTTGCCGGAGGCCGTGCTATACGTCACGTTGATGGTGAAGGTCACCGCGTGCGGCAGTACCAGCCCCATGAAATAGTCAAACTCAGCCTGCTTGACGATTTTCATCGCTATCTGGCCGCCGGAATACGTTCCGCTGACCACCGTGTTTGCCGTTGCTGTTTCGATCGGGAAGTCGCTGGCTTCGTTCTGCCCGGGGACCTCCTGCCCGTCGACGTCATCGAACCCGTATCCCTCGACAATCTGCGGGATTACTTCGCCAGGCTGGAAGAACTGGAACTCGGCGCCGGCCAGAGAGCCCAGGCTTGATTCTGAGTAGCGCACGGACTCGTAGTCGTAATTGCCGATCCCGATGCACATCCACTCTGTAACGTACTTCAGCCCGCCGTCGGTAGAAGTCTGATGCACGTATTCGAACACCGACTCCTGAATCAGGTCCGGAAACGAACGAATCTGCCCGTAAATGTCCGGCTTGGCCTTGTAAACGCGCGCCGTGTTTGTCTGGCCGGTCAGGCTATTGTTCGGTGAGTCGACGGTATTACCGCCGTTGTTCGCGATTGCCGGCTTCGGCGCCAGGAACGAAAACACCTGGCCCACCACTTTAAAGATCGGGCTCAGGATGTCGCCGACAATGCCCTTCGGCTGGTCGAATATCTGGATGTGGTCCAGCTCACTCAGCTCAAACGCCAGTTCATCATCGTCGCCCAGCTTTACGCCGTTGCGGACGATCAGCAGATCGAGGTGAAAGGTAGCGTCATTGGCCGCCAGCCAGTCATAAAAAAGGGTGCCGTTTGGCACCCTGCAACGCAGCTTTGGCGTTCCTGGAAAATTAGATATCTCAACCAGCGCCATATTCGAAAAACTCCACTTTGGTGAATGCCCGCTGAATGACCAGCAACGAGTCCATGCGTACACTTCCGTTATCGCCGCGCGAATGTAACGCCTGCCTGTTAACCACCAGCCCAACGTGCGCCGGTTGCGCGCCGCGGTACCCGACAAATATTCCCCCGTCGACCGGCTTATCGACCTGGCGCCAAAAGACAACGTCGCCCTGATAGCAGGTGAAGAAGTCGGCCCCGGCTTCGTAGTCCGGCGTCTGGTGCAACTCAATGCCGAGGACGTGCCGGTAATACAGCACCACCAGCCCCCAGCAATCCACCTTTTCGAACGAACAGGCCCGGTTAGCCCACGGCACGCCGATCATCCTGCTGATAAAATCAGAGGTACTGAAGGCCAGTGTATTCCGTTGGGTCATAGAGCCTTCCGATGTTGTTGTTCAGCGGGTTGGTGACAGACAGAGTGACCGATGCGGCGTCGGCATCAATATCCACCGTCTTGACGTATAACTGCCACGACTTAATAGGCGCAGAGACGTCGCCACTGTCGAAGATCTGCCTGGTAGCAGTGATGGCTGTCAGCCGCGACGACCCCTTCCACTGCTTCATCAACGCTTTGATATCCGACGACAGCCGCCCAAGCTTCACCGTCGCGTCGATAACCGGAGTACCGCTCTGCTGACTCTCTTCGATTTCAAAGCGCGCCGGCGTGTACGTCTGGCCGCCGAGCGTCTTCGGGAAGAACTGCTTATCGACCAGGCGGACGTAGCCAAAGGATGGATGGTAGAACGTAATGGTGTCGTACAGTCCGCGCGTCGGCCGTTGCTGCTTATATTGACGGAACGATGGCATCAGGGAACCCTCGGAAGACTTTCCGGATCGCGCCCATCCGGATAACCCGTAACCACGATATCCAGCCACGAATCCCACGGCGGCGGCAGTTCAACAATGATGTCGTCAAACTCGTCGTCAGCGTTGTACAGATGGTTGGCGATAACGGTTCCCGTCCAGGTCACCACTCCGCCGTCGATACTTGTTTGCACTGGCATCTGCGTGAAGTGAAGTTCCTGGAGTTGCAGGCCACTACCGCCCAGATTGATATTCATCCGGAACCAGTTCAGGCCCCGGTTGAGATAGTTCGGGCTGCGTAGCCACTGCTGGAAAGCGCGCTCCTGCGCAAGAGTGAAGATCCACGTCAGTGACCAGGTCACTTTCAGGTCATCAGTTTGATTCTCAAAGATAGCGGGCCCGACCGCTGACTGATCGGTCTGGAACCCGGTATCGAGAGTCATGTTTTTGCTGGCCTTCTGCGCCAGTGGCAGCCAGTCGGGATAGTCGATAATTGGCATTAGCCCTGCCCCCTTGGCGTGCGTTTAACGTTCATGTTGCTGGTTATGGCGTTACTGATTGGCCCACCGTTATTCAGGTCAGCGACGATCACATCCACAGTCACGCCGCCATTGCCGTCAGAACTGGCCTGCGCATCTATTGATGAGCCGTTATAGTTCTGAACATTTAAGACAACGTTGATGCCTCCGCCACCCTGCATATCCTTATTGCTGATTACCTTGCCGTTGTCGCCCGGTATCATGTACTGCTTACCGGTGCTGGCCTGGTAAATCTCTGGCTTACCTCGCTCACCTACCTGATACATGCTTCCCGCTGACACAGGTCCGCCATTGTATCTGGCTCCAGCCAAAGCCAGCCCTTGAGCAAGCCCAACGGTAGATGCAATACCAGCCATCGCTGGCGCTGAGTTTGCGCCAAAGGATGCAAGGCTGGCCAGCGCTGCGGCTGGAGCCCATGCGGCCGCCGTCGTGGTAGCCATACCGACAGAAGCAGCGGTAGAAGCTGCGCCCATTGTCTGACCGATAATGAAGTTTTTGAGAGCCTCAACTCCAACCTGGACTAGAGCATTGACCACGCTATTCAGCATCGTATTCCCGAGTGAACGCATAGCATCCTGCGCTGACATCGTTCCGGTGATCAGCCCGGTTAACGCATTGGATGCATTGACTGAAAACGCATCCACCGCGCTTGTCAGCATGCGGTACCCCAGGCTCTGCTGGCTAAGAAGCTCCCATTGTGCAGCGGTTCTTTGCTGCTCATACTGCGTATCGGCAGCATTTTTAAGGGCTAATGCATTCTGGTGAGCTAATAACCCCTGCTGTTCGAACTGTTGGATAAGGGCCAGTTGCTGTGCGTGCTGATTAGCTAATTGCTGCACTGGATCAACCTGTGCAACAGCCTCCTGCTGCGGCGTTACCGCCTGCTGGGCGCGGATTTTGGCAAGGTTAGCCTGGTGTGTAGCCTCCAGCCTCTCAGATGTCTGATTGAACTGCTCCTGACTGATTTTCTTAGCAGCCAGAGCGGTATTCAGATCCTGAACATCCTGCTTATAGCTGGCGTTTTCGCGCGCTTCTGGCAGGAGTTTCTCGGCTGCGGCTTGTGCTTTGAGTGCGTTGGCCGTATCCCATTTTGCCGCCGCGTACTGCCCCGCCAGCGCGATCTGTTCTTTTGTGGCTCCTTTTCCGAGAGACTGCTGCGCATTCAGGATCGCCTGTTCGCGACTCAGATTATTGGTTGAGTCGGCGGCGAGCTCTGACTGCTGTTTGAGGTTAGCAAGTTTCTGAGCAATAGAATCAGCCTGGGAGGCGCCTTTCTTTTGCTCTGACTGAAGTGTTTTTTGCGCCTGCGTGTTTTTGAACGTAGCAGCAGCATCGTCCTGCATCTGCTTGGTGTGTGGATCATCCTTAGCAAATCCTGCATCTTCGGCAGCGTATTGCGCCTGCAACCGCGCGCGGGCCTCCCCCTGGAGCTTAGACAGTGCCAGATTGCGTTCTGACTGCTTTATAAGGTTCTTCTGCCCCGAGGTAAGATTGTCGACCTCTTTTTTCATTCCGGAGAGATTGATCTGAGCCTCACCGGCCACTCGAACGAGTTCGGTCAGCGGGCCAAGGAACGTCCTTATTGCATCAGCACCTGACTTTGACGAACTCTCTGTGCTCTGAAGTTCAAGAACGAGCCTTTGTAGCGCTTCAGGCGTTGGGTTGTTTGCCACATCAGAGAGTTGCTTGCTTAGCTCGAATGCGCGCTGCTCAGACACGCCAAATTTATCCGCGAGCGTGGTTACTGTGTTCTGGATCGCGTTGGCGTTAACGGTAAACCTTGCCCCGGCGTTCCTTGCTTGCTCCATGGCTGCCGAGTATGTGCCAGCTGTTGCCCCGACTGTAGAAAGGTTTTTGTTGAATTCATCGATGGAGGCAATACCACCAACGAAAGAAGTCTTCAACTTGTCGGTGAATCCAACGATAGAACTGGAAGCATCGTTGATGGATTTAGGGATCTTCGCTATGGCAGCGTTGTACTCAATCATTGCCTGATTTCTCAGGATGGTTGCTGCCTCGGCGTTTGTTCTTGCCAGGTTCGCGTACTTATCAGACAGAGCGGCCACGCCATTTTGGGAAATGGTGATCACCTTATCCATCGCTTCGGCTGCATCCTTCAGCGCGTCCATGGCGTTCTTTCCACCATTAAGCGATGTAATCAGCACGCCAGCGATGACAGAACTCAACGCGATCACTGCGCCAACTACCGCGCCGCCCGGACCAAACGCGCCAGCGAGTTGTGAACCCTGCTGTGCGAAGGCCACCAGAGCCGACTGCCCACCCTGCACCTGCACGATGAAGTCCTGAACCTGGTAACCGGCCTGTTGCATACTGGACTTCCAGCCTTTGTTGCTGCCCATCGAAGTATCAGCAGCACCTTTCATGTCGAAGAGCCGCCCGGTCAACTCGCCGATCTTCTGCTTTTCTTCGTCGGTGGCTTTCGACCCTGCACGCAACTGTGCAGCCAGGACTGCGGCACTGCGCGCGCCATTCTCTTGCGCCTCGTCAAGCACCGCCAGCTGGTTGCCAAGCGCCTCGATGATGGATTCTGCACGGCTGAATTCGCTGCTCGCACCGCCGGTACCGCTGCGGGCCTCTTCCATTGCGCGGGCAATTCCGCTCACGTTGGTATTCAGCTTGCGGAGTTGGTTATCCATGGAATTGGCATAACCAGCCAGTTCAGTAAACGCGGATCCAGTTTGAGACGTACTCTGGTCGAGGTTATCCATCCCCTTTCCAGATTGCTGGGCCGCAGCATCCAGTTTATCCAGAGTATCAATGGCCTGTTTGCCGCCTTGTAACAGCGGCTCAACGTCGGCGCTGATTTCATAAACGATGCTACCGGCGTTCTTCTCACCTGCCATGTTATTCTCCGGTTATTGCTTTGCTTTTGCCCTGCGCGCGGCCTGTTTAGCCAGGTATTCGTCGGCGATGCTGTCGTATTCATCGCGAGTGAAGCCTTTCTGGTCCGGGTATTTAGCCGCCAGCAGCATCTGAAATTCGGTCATCGTTAACTGAGAGGCTTCAGTGCGGTTCATTCCGAAGTGGCTGCGAGCTGCGCTGATGTAGTCGAATGCTTTAAACTCTGTAGTGCGCTCGCCTGTTTCATGGCGCTGCAACTGGCGAACCTTGGCTTTTCCGACGATGCCGTGCTGCATGAGGTGCTGCGCGAGCACGATGATGTCGTTCTTTGGCAATCTGCCCGGTCGGTAGACGACGCAGTGCCGCCACCCCTTCCACTCGCCGATCATTGGTGTCAGGTCGTCATCGCAGCACGCCTGAAGTACCAGCATGCACGTTGATAAAAGCTTCTCAGCAGAGCGATTGAATGATGGAGATAGCCATTCAGGAAAGCGTCCCAGCGTGCCAGCGCACACCTCAATGAGATGTGCAACGTCATTGCCGTGTATGGTGGCGTACGCCTGCACAATCTCTTCCGGGCTGCCGATCCTCGTCATAGCCTCAAATGAAGGGCGTAGCAGGTAATCTTTCCCGCCTTCGCGGCTGTCGCTGATAGAGAGTTCGCCAATATCGGTTAAAGCGGTCATAGGCCTTCCAGTAAACGGTCATTATCAAGGGCAGCACGCCGCCCTTTGGAATGTCCGTTAGGTAACGGTAACCGTATGCACGGCCACAAAGTTTCCGTCTTCGGTGTTGATGATGATCTGCGCGCTGCCGGTGGCGACACGCGTCACGGTAACGGTGTTGCCGGAGGCGGTGGCCGTTGCTTTGGTCGCATCGGTAGTCGCTACAGTGAAGTCTTTGTTGGTTGCGCCGGTTGGTGCGATGTTCACCGTGAAAGTACTGGTGCCGCCTGCCGTGCCGGTGCTGGTAGCCGGAGTTACCGTTACGCCAGTCACTGCTACAGCAGTCAGTTCGTTCACTTCGATGGTGGTTGCATCGCCGACTTTGAACTCGGTGGAGAACGTGACGATGTCGTTGGTACCGCCGTCAGAGCTCAGCGCCGTGATGTTCATGTAGCCGACGAATTCAACCGGGCCGTAGTCCATGCGCACCCAGATCCCAGGCTGGCGCTTGGCCTTCAGCTCGTCAGCGAAATACTTGATGAATTTGCCGACACCGTACTGATCCAGCTTATCCTTCTTGCGCACTTCACCCTCAAAGCTCAGGGTGAAATCACTGTTGGTGATGATGGTCTCGACATAGCCGCCGCCGTCATCCGCATCAGAGGTAACCGAGTTAGGGTTGAAGTCGAAGCCCTTCGACGTACCAGCGGCCAGCGCCATCCACTCACCTTCGAGTGGTTTGACGTCCGGGCAGCCATCGGCGACTTCCAGCACGACCGCACCGCCGAACAGGCGCTCGTTCGAGTTCTGGCAATTAGCCATGTGAAACTCCTCTTTGACGTATAAAAGAAAACCCGCCGGAGCGGGTTATTTGGTTGGGAATGGCTAGTCGCCAAACGTGCAGGCAAATTGCAATCGGAAGACTATTCGCCCTTCTTCTGTGAGCACCGGCGCAGGGATTGCGCCCATGTTCTGGATGTAGCCGACACACTCGTCAGCCATGGGGTTGGCCTGGACGTAATCTACGATGCGCTGCACAGCATTGAGCGCGTCTTTGCGCTTGTCCTTCGCGCCGACGACGTCGACCAGGACGTGATACTCAGAACCGAGATCGGTGCGGATATTTGACCCGCCGTTTGGCCTGAATACTATGATCGCCTTCGACAGGTCTCCCGGGTCGTCGTACATCAGCTGCTGCACTGTGAAACCGGTAGTTAGCCCGGCGTCACCGAACATGTTGCGAACCCGCTCATGCATCATCGGTGTCATAGCGACATCTCCTTGCGCATCACCGCGTCAACATTATCACGCTCGTCATTAGCGCCTTTGGTAAGGAACTGAGGCTCACCATGCGGATCCCAGTAGTTGCCCTTTCCGGTACCGCCGCCGAACTCTTTCGGTTTCTGCGGACCGAACGCAGATCGGTTGCTGGTTATACCGAAGTGCGCGCGCGGCTGACCTTTCAGTTTGCCTGACGCTTCATGCACGTACGCGGCATAGTTGGCCGAGTAACCGACTCTTCCGGTGATCAGCACGCCGCCAGCATCTATTTCCCGAAACTGGCTGTTAATCAGCGTTGAGCTGTCGATCGGGGTGTAATAGGCCGCCCGGGTACCGATAAGCATCATCGCCGACTGTAGTGCGCGAATTACCTTGCGCCCCTTCACGTCGTTGATGACATCGTTCAGGTGCTTCTTCGCCTGGCTGATGCCCTTCACTTTTATGCCCATGGCTACACTCCGGTCAGGATGGCGTAATCATCCGCCAGTCGCTCAAACGTGTCGGCATAGCGGATAACCTGCCGCACCTCGTCGGCACCGGCGACAACCGGGTCCGCTTCGGTCGATACGCCAATCAGCAGGTAATCACCCGTGGCCGCCAGCGCGAACTCCGTCCAGACGGTGTTCTTCACGACGATTTCAGCGCCCAGACTGGCTAACTTCTTGCTGAGCCCGCCCTCGTAATCACAAGGGATTTGCTCAGGCTCGGCATAGCCCAGCGGATCGCCGTATTCGTCATTGCCTTCCAGCTTGCGCCAGATGGTCGCCGTGGCGGTGTAAGACCAGTTGGCAACGCTGCTCATAGAGTGAATACCTCCACCTTCTCAACGATTTTGAAATCATCAAGAGGCCGAATCGCGCCTGATTGACTGGCGAGTCGCTTAGCATCAGCCTGCTCCAGAAAGTCAGCTTTGGCTTTCACGTAAGTTTCAGCATGGCGACCAATAAACTTAACGCCGGAGTCGTTTATCCAGATGAACAGCGACCAGTTGCTTTCGCACTTAAAGGCATGCACAACGTATCTTTCAGCCATCTTTCCACCTCAGCACCTTCGCGCCAGTCGCCCGGATGCGCTCACAGTTGATATGCCACTCGCCATCCGATTTCACGTAGCCGGTAGTCTCCCGCCCGGTGTCGGTCATCACCCAGACGCGGGTGAACGAACGCGGCAGCCCGTGCTTAACTGATTTGTACGTCATCACTTGCCCCCGCACATACAGCCGCCCTTACCGATCCAGATACCAGCGAATGCCGGGGTGGCGGTAGGGTCAGCAGGAATAAGGGCAGTGGCGCAGCCGTACTTATCCAGCCCGCGCAGCAGGTTCACTGATGCTTTCCAGCGGTCGGTGAACGACTGGTACCGGAAAGAGCGCGACGCCCCGCTTGGAGCCGTCTGGCTGGAGATGTATTTATCCCCCTGCCCGAGCCCCATAAGCGCCAGCAGATAGAGTTGAATCAGCAGAGCTGTCGATGCCGGATAATGCGCATCGAGACACTCCTGAATGCTGTTGGCCTGGTCGACGAGAGCCTGAAGAACAAAATCGGGAATGGTAATTCCCTGGCTCTCCAGATACTCCTTCGCCTGTTCGAGAGTTACCATTATCGACTCCGTGAAATACCCCGCCGGAGCGGGGCATAAAAAAACCGCCTTAGCGGCGGCTGTTATTCAGCAGGGAAAAGCTTTTCGAGTTCGCCATCCGGCAACAGCTCACTGAGCTTTTCCGCGCCCAGGGTGCCTTTAAACTCAATACCCAGCTGGGTCAGGCGGTCCTGAATAATCTCTTTGCGAGATTTCTCACCGGTACCGGCATCAGGTGTCGCAGGTTTCAGCTCACCACCTGCCTCGCCTTTCATCAGCCTAACGTTAGACTTCAGCGCCGGGTGAAGCTCTTTCAACTCCACCACGTCACCAACCTTCACGCCGAACCATGGGCGCACAACTTCGTATTTAGCCATGCTGTTTCCTTACGCCAGGTTAGCGCCGTAGACAACGCCGGACAGGCCCTGATCGTCTGCGGTAATTTGCAGACCTTCAGCAGACATGATCTGGAAGTTGTAGTTAACGTTAGGCATTGGGCGCGGCAGCGGAACAACACCTACGGCCATACCCACCAGTGGAGAGATCACGTCACGGCGACGAACGTACGCGATAAACTCGTTACCGGTCAGCGCGAAGCTCATGCGGATTTCTTTCACCGGTGCGAATGGCAGAACAGCCTGCAGGAGAGTGCCGCTCACTACACCATTAACTACGTAAGGCTGAGCCATATTTGCCCAGATCTCAGGGGAAACCCACATCACATCATACTGAGCTACTTTGTTGGTGCGTGCGGTGGTACCGAATGCTCCTTTACCAAAGAACTCAAAATATTGAGTCGTGGTTGCGCTGGTCAGATCGATGTTCGCGCCACCAGCACCAGATCCGAGGTTAATCTTCTTGGTGTTGCGGTGGTTCTTGATGCCCTGCGCCGGATAAGACTGAACCTGAATTTTTGAATCGCCGTTCAGGTAGTAGTTGACGCGCTTCTGGTTGAACTTGCGCATCTTCGCCATCTGCGAGTCCAGCACCAGGTCAATGCCCACAGAGTTCAGGCCAGCAGCATGACGCCAGTTAACACCGTAACCAGCCGTGAACACCGGAATCGGGTCGCCGTCGCTCGCGTAGTCAGTGTGGTCGAAGGAGAACGGCGCCTGGCCATCGATGCTTACTGACACGTCATCAGCGATATCGCCTACCACGTTATACAGCTTGGCGGTTTTACCTACCGGCAGCACCGTCTGAACTCCGATCAGGTCGTTCACGATTTCCATGCCAACTTCCTGATCCCGAAGTTGCAGCACCTGGTTGTCAATCTCAGCCCAGAAGTCACGGGAGAAACCGCCAACGGCGTTACAGGCCAGCATGTCAGGCGTCATGATTGCGCGGTTAGCCGCAATGATGGAATCGTTCTGTAGGTTCCACATGTTGCGGTTTGCCCACAGCTCACTCCAGTGCCCGCCAAGGCGGGAGTTAGTCGCCAGCGTCTCTTTTGAGAAGTACATATGTTTTTGTCCTTTTGTTACGCGCCAGCAGCGGCGGCAGTGCCAACGCGCATGCGCACGCGGATGAAGTCGGTGGTGCTGGCCGCGATGGTGTATTCATCCTGGCTGTATCCGATCACTGAATCAGTGTCATCGGTTGCCAGGGTAAACTGACCGGCAGTGCCCAGCTTGATCGGGCTGTCTTTTTTATACGCACCAGGCAGGCAGCGCAGCGCCAGCTCACGACCTTCTTCGACGTAGTTGCCGACGGCGAAATCACCCGACGGGATTGCTTCTGTGATGGTCAGTCCTTGGTGGTAACCGACATCGATGATGTACAGGCGGCCGGTCAGCGCAGTGGCCTGAGCAAACTTATCTGAGGAGTTGATGGTTGCCGCAGTGCCTGGAAGTAGCTCGGCGGCCGTGGTGCGGGTTTCGGTCTTGTACAGAGACTGACCGTCAATGTTAACGCGACGATAACGTGGCATTATTCCGGCTCCTTATTTGAAATATTCGGCAGCAGATGGCGCGCCGGTTTCTTTGTGTTGCTGTGCGTTGTTGGTGCCCAGCGGAGCAGCTTCGCCCAGCGACTTGTACATCGCGTCCAGAGCATCGCCTGACAGCGCGTTGGCAATCACATCGCCATGTTTAGCGGCTACCGCTTCACGCTTCGCCTTCTCTTCGGCGCGTGAGTTGGCAGTCAGGGTTTCAGCGAGCTTGTCCTGGTTAGCCTGCAGGCCGGTGATCGCATCCTTAATCGGATTCAGGGCATCGGCGAAGTTAGCGGCCAGGCCTTTGCCGATTTCGCTGATCAGCTCTTGTTTCTCTTCAGTGGTTAAAGGCATGTCGCCCTCCGTTTTGTGGTTTGGTGCAGGCTTTTCCTGCGGTGTGAAAAGAGATTTAAATTTGTTGGCAACTACGGTCACCCATGATTCCTGGCGAGCCACTGCCGTTCCGGTATCGTCGAAGGTGATAGCACCGCCTTCAGACTTGTAACCAAACACCTCTGCGTTTCCGCCGTTACGGATGATCACAGCCTGAGAGTCAGTGAAGTCAGCCACCCAGGCGTATTCATCTGGCCCGGCTGCAAACTTAGCTTTGGCTGCCCGGTCGAGTCGCTGCTCCCGCTCACGGTAGGATTCGCCCACCAAAGCGCCTGAATTGGCCCTCAGCGGCTGCGCGAGGTCTGCGTTGACCATCAGGCCTACTCCCTGCTCCGGCGTCGCTGCGCCCACCTCATGCAGCAGAATGGCGTCATGGTCCATGCAGTGGATCTTCGCCACCCATCCAGCACCGGTGGCTCGCTGTTGCTCGTTAGGCTCAAGCTGGTCGAGGAAAGCTGCGACGCTGGTATGAATCGGCGGTACGTCATCACCACGCTCGATAGCTGCAACGCGCTCCAGTAGCTCTCGCCCGCCTTCCGACTCTTCAGCTCGAGCCACATCCACCCATTTTTCTACGTAGATACGATTGCCGGACTTCTTAACGTTACGATTCCACGCGCCTACGTAGCCGACGTTAAGACCTTCAGGAGAGAAGGCCGACACGAACTGACCGTTAACCTGTGGATGACCCAGCGGCGCGAGCGTGCCTTCCAGCCCCTGATAGTGGGCGTTGATTTCATCTTCTGTGTACAGCCCGCCATTCATGACGACGTTCGCCGGCAGCGTGTAACTCGGAAGCACCAGATGCTCGCGATCGTTGTATGTTTCGCGCCTGATAGACTGGCTGTTCACCTTCGTGGTGATATTGACCTGCATAGGCATAGTTATTTCTCCGCCCAGGCGTAACCGCGCGCCTGCATCGATTTATATTCCTGTTTGAGTTTCGTGATGGTGTCCGGGAACTGAGGTTTGCCGTCGTCATCGACCAGAACTGACTGCTGGCTGCATTTGCAGTTGATGGAGTTGCCATCTTTGCTGTACCAGGCACGCACCTCTTCGTTGGTGTAAAGGTGGGCATGGCGCACTGCGTGGGTATGTCGGGTTGTCGGTGACAGAGCCGAGATGTGAACCAGAAGCGTTTTAAGGCCGTAAAGGTCATTCGCCTCCTGGTCTTCATCCCACTTAGCCCGGCGCAGCGCGGTAGTCACTTCAGTTCGTGCAATACGGTTTGCCCTGCGCTTCTCGATGCCGGTCTGGTGCGTCAGGTTGCGGGCAATGTCCAGCGGATTGAGACCACGGCCAACGCCATCAGTCAGCACACGCGCCATGTCGCGCTTAACGTCAGCCGTCAGCCCCTTCATTTCCTCAAATACACGCGCATGCACCAGCGCCATTCGTTGCTGGTACGGGTCGCTTGCGAGGATGGACGCCAGCGACTCACGCCCTGCTGCATACACCGGGGATTGCTGGCTGAGGTTGTAGAACGACTGCCCGGTCCCTTTCTCCGAAGCCAGATCGATGTACTCGTAAAACCACAGGTCGTAGTCTCCACCTTCAAGCAGCACCTGATCAACCAGGTAACTGGCATCGTTCAGGATGATGGAGAGTAGCGTTGGGTTTAGCTGGTATTCGTATCTGGCGTTTACTGCAAGGGAGGAAGGTATTTTGTCGAGTGCTGATTTGTACGCTTTGCCAATTTTATTCATCCGCCTGGCGAAGTCTTTCATTGCCCGGCGTTCCAGCGCATCGGCCCCGGTCGGGTCCTGATAGTTACGCGGCAGAATCGGTGGCTTCGTCTTCTTCGTCGCCATCCTCTTCTCCTAAAGGCTCTTCGTCGTCATTGTCATAGCCCGCAGCCGTGCGAATCTCTTCACGGGTGAACGCGGGTTCATCGCCGCTGCCCTGCATGGTCTGGTTAATCTCGCCCATAGTCTTGGCGTTGGTGAGCTTCTCAGTACCGGTCTGTTCGTTCAGGTCATCCCAGATAACTGCTTTCTGGCTGACTGAATTGACGATCTGCAAGTCAATAAGCTTGTCGCAGAAGTCCTCTATCTCGAAAGCGAGGTCTACTCGGCGCGACTGACAGCGAGCATTAAAGTATTTCTGGTCTTCAGTGCTGGACCGCTCAGCCTGCTGGTTACCAACCAGAATGCGCGTAGGAATATCAACTCCTGCGGCGGCTGTTTGCAGGTTTACGTTATAGGTTGGAGACGGATCAGAAACCGGAGAAACGAGGGAAGTTACGCTGGCCCCCTGGAGAGAAAGCAGCACATCATTTCCGCGATTCATCTCGCGAGCAGCGTCATTAAATTTATCCTGCAACTCATCTACTTTAACGCCGTACATAGATGCAATGCTGCCAAAGTCGATTTCCTTGTCGAAACTAAGTGCTAACTGGCGAGCGGCGTTCTTCAGGAATGACTCACCAGACCCGCCCTCTACCTTCTCCAGGCTCACAAAGGCGTTATAAGCTGGCTCAAGGAAGCCAATAGCATCGTCTGAGTAATCACCAAGGATGAAAACGCGGTCGGGATGGATATTAACGCGGCGGCTTGAGCCATTCGGCAAGCGTTCGGCGTACTGCCACATTTTCGGCTGACCGTACGTATTCGAGTTCAGGCCAGTGTCCCACTCGCTCACCGTGAGCGATCCGGCCCACGCCACAGATATTTTCTGAAGACCTCGCCCTTTGGTAACCGGAAGGCTCCAGTCTTTTTCGTCGCGGACGTGCAGAAGGATTCCTGCATAACGACCGACAAGACGGCGACGGTCCGCCTCAGAGAATGAGCGCCAGAACCGGTTGGTGAATACCTGTTTGGACTTATTCTCCCAGGCGGTTTCTTTGCGCTTTTTGTCTGCCTGATCACCCTCGATGATTTCCGGGTTAGTCTGCCAGCACTTGCCCACCAGTTTCTCTACTGCGCCGTGGGCAATACCACCGCGTCGGTACAGGGCATAAAGGTTTTCGTAGGTTACCTGCTCAGGGAAGCCATACTCGCACCATGCTGAATGGCGCTTATTATCCAGCCCCATCGTCGGTGCCATCAGACCCATACGGGCGCGCGCCATACGCGCATCGTTCAACGCATGGTTGACGGCGAGAGTTAATTTGTCAGTCATGGGTTATCCGTTGGTGGCGTTAAGGTATGAAAAAGGCCACCGAGGTGGCCTGAAATTATTGGTAGCTTTTCAGCTTTATAGTATCGCCCTTAAATTGCTTCTGAAGAGCCTCTAGCAGAGCTGCTTCCGTCTTCCCATTAGCAAGAACATCGCTTAGCTTTACCTGATTGCCAACCGTTGAACCCTTCGCGATACGCTGGAAAATGACGTTTTTAAAATGATGCTGCATAACTATCTCCTTGTAAGTACATCATTAATAAATAACGTCAATTCTTGGTGAATCTTTAATTTTTAACGCAACCTTTTGGGAATCATCATCCCTGCCATCTGGCCCTTGCGCTTAATATGTCCGTCAAGGCTGTAGCGGACTCCGTCCCAGCAGTGCTCATAGCCATCGGCGAGTTTCGGCAATACCTCACCAGTGATGCGGTCCGTTTTGTACGACCACATACGAGCCTCGCGCGCCACGTTCTTGCAGCGCGGATGGATAATGATTTCGTCGAAGCCGCGAAGATGTGCGATGCCGTCCTCAACGCTCCCCTGCCATTTCTCGGCAGCTGAGATATTAAAGCCCTGCCGTTTGAGATAGCTGATTGTCTCAGGCCGTGCTGAGTCGGCTTTAATGGGCCAGTCACGCGATCCGGGAATTGTCTCATACAGCTCTGGCATGTGGTCGAGCTCTGTCTGCTGCCCGTATGCCTCGTACTCAATGTACAGCCGGTTATGCAGGATGAACGAGCGCACCAGAGTGTTCGGGTCTTTAGCGAAACCGAAGTCGGCTCCGAAGAACAGGCGATCGGCCTCTTTCCATAGGCTTTCCGAGAACTCAGCGATCCGGTATTTCCCGGCCAGCACCTGCTTATCGGAGTTTTCAAGGTAAGCGCCTTCCCACACCCAGGCGTATGTTGCCGGGTCGAGGCGGCGCTGATCATTCTGTCGCTCACCTTCAAGCACGTCCGGAAACCACGGGTTATCCGTGTAATTCATCTCAACGGTGATGCAGTCGTCGCCTGCCTCTTTGCGGAAACGCTTATCCGTAGCGCTACCGTCGCGCTCCGGGTTCCAGGTCACCCATATCTCCGATCCCTCTTCACGCACAGTAGGGCTCAGTTTCTGCCAGGCTATTTCGCTTACTGATTCAGCCTCATCAACCCAGCACAGCAGGATGCGCGCTTTCGACTTGATGCTGTCGAGGTTATGCCGCAGACCGCAGAATACGTAGTTAACGCTTTTGTCGATGGTGCGGATGTACTTCTCGCCGATGTCAAAGTTAGCAGCCAGCCATGGCACTGACAGGATCGCCTGTTTAACCTCCTGCATGCTCGACTCTTCCAGCGAGTTCATGAACTCACGCGCGCAGAGCACCACGCCGCTTTCACCGTTCATCATCGACTGATACGCCTTTACGGCTGTCATCAGTGCGAATGTGCGCGTCTTGGCACTACCACGCCCACCATGCGAGCACCGGTAACGCTTATTCACGGCGGTGAACAATGGTGCAAGCTTTGCGGGGATCGGCAGTTGAACGGCGTTACTCATGCTTTCGGCTCAACGGGTAGTAGCTGGATGATTGTCGGTTGCGGAGTCATGCTGCCATCAGGGCTTGTATGCTCGACTTTCTGGCGATTGGTGTAGGCATCGCCCATTTCTTTGGCGGCCTGCTCGATAAGTTGAGAGGTCATGCCGTAGTTCTTCATCTTTTCAGCATTGGTCGCCATTCGGTCGAGAACGCGCAACCGGTACGCTTTATTTGCGATCGGGATGTCGGCGATCTCATTCTGGAATCGTTTACGGGTGGCGTTGAACAGGTCAATCCACTTCTGGCTCAACTTGGCCGCCATTGCGTTGCCGGGCGTATATTGCGACACCTGCTGGCGTGAGACATCGATGCCATATTCAGCCTTTACAAGCTCAATGACTTTAACCGGGGTCTCGTAGCAGGCGAGCGATTGAACGATGAAGGCTTTAACCTCTGTCGATAATGCTGCCATCGGTTACCTCCATGACAATCCTAATAAAGTCTATGCCAGCTTCAACATGCACGTCCCGCATGACCTGGCTATTTCGAGGTGAGCCACTTCTGCTGGCGCATTGGCCGCATCAACGAGCTCCTGTACTTCTTTGCTGGCACCGTATCGACGTACGACACCAGTGAATTCTTCGACGTCGTGGCCGCGTAGTGTAAGCACTGGCTGCCCGGTCTCTTTGTTGAACTTAGGCGCGCCGAAATCATCGGTAGCCTGGGCAATGTGGTAAAGCTCATGCTCTACCAGAGCGCAGAATTCCAGGTCACTGCATTGTGAGCAGTAATCTGCTGCCAGCGTGATGATGAACTTCGGGATGCGCCCGAACCATTCATGCATCTGCTGTTCCATTCTGGCTTTCTGCCAGCCACCAGCGCGTAGCATTACCTGTTCAGCCTGACCGAGTACGTAGCGCCCTTTCTTCGTGAACGAGTCAGACGCCCACATGAAGCAGAGATCAGCCTCTAACAGGTGCCCATGGTCTGGGTTATGGATGCCGCCGGTATCGCTCAGGATTTGTCGATTTATCCACTCATGCACTTCATTGGCTGGGATCAGTCTGGTGTATGGCTGCCAGTTGTCGGAGGCGATGAAGTTAACTGGCGGATAAGGCCTGCGCTCGTCATCGTTAGCCATTGGTTACTCCGTTGTTTGTTCAGTCTGCTCTGCCGATACAGGCGTGAACTCCACGCGCTTCACATCGGCAGGAGCGAAATACAGCCATTGGCCCGTCTCGGTCGCCAGCGGCACAAAGCCGTTAACCAGCTCAGGCTGACGTCGTGACATCTTGCCCGTGAAGGTTTCGCCTGTTTGGGTGGTTAACGTGATTTGGTAGATGTCGGACATGATTACCTCTTTGCCTTGTCGCAGCGGTTGCCCTGCTTCTCAGAAGTGCTTAGCCACTTACGGCTTACCCGTCAGCAAGATGTGATCACCATCCTTGCGGGGTTACACAGATCATTATCGAAGCCCCTCAGTGAAGAGCTTCTGTAATGCCGCGATCAGCCAATAAGTAATTCCGGCTGCGTTACCTGCATGATGTGCTCATGTTCGAGCCTCAGCACGCGCTTTTCCTTCTTCCGTTCGTTCATCAAGCGGCTGCCGATCGTTCCCTTCAACTTTGAGCGAGTTTCTTTGATGGCGTAGCGGTGCTGCATTTCTTCACCCATGGCCAGACGACGGCTAAGTTGCTCAGACATCCAGTTGAACGCTGAAATGTAGCTTTCTTTGATAGCCGCAGCAGCTTTCCCGGTGAATCCCATCACAACCATGATCCAGCCATCTTTCGTCAGACTATACATCGGGCGAACCTTACCCTGCTCATCGATATAATCAGCCGACGCAAAATTGCGTTGGCTAAACTCTCTTGAGCAATCGGCCTTAACCTGCTCGATTTTCCTGAGCACATCACCGTGTCGCTTTCCGAAGTACGTGGCAACTTTTCTGGATGTGGTAATGACCTCTCCGTTTTTGGCTTGCACCATTTCTCGGAAGTCGAAGGCCGGAATAACTGACGGATTATTCATAGCGTATTTACCTTTTAGAAAGTGAGCCTGTCTCACAGAAAAGCCGCCCGAGAGAGGTCGCCACCTGTAACGGTTTTTCTCAGGCTCGCTTACTGAAAGGCTCTCGTTTAGATGCGCGTGAGATGCGCATAAAAAAGCCCCGCGGATGCGAGGCTGTGAGAATTTGCTACGGTTAAAGTCCAGAGGAGAGACTGTGTCAGAACCTCAGGGATGAGGCTCTATTTCCCCTGTGTCTGCTTATCCCATTCCTCGCGGAACCTGGATGAGTTGTCGAAACCTTCACTGCACTGGTTGGCTTTCATCACTTTGCACCCGATTCTTTTGTTTTCTGGCAGTTCGCCTGCCACGCTTTGTTATGCGCGAGGATGTCGCGCTTCGTCTGGCGGTCAAGAACATCAATGTCGTGATCAGTAAGGTAGATTGGCTTTACCCAGTCACAGGCTGTATCAACCACCACCGGGACGCTTCCACGTGTCACGCAGCTCGCGATCAACATCGTCATCAGCCATGCGGTTAACATTCTGCTGTACATTGCTGGCCTCTTTCGTTGCTTCTACACGGCGTTCGGCTACTGACTCAATGGCTGCTGCCTTTTCTTCTGTGCGCTGCCGGTCTGCTTTTTCTTCAGCCTGTTCACGACCGCGAAAAAGGCCCACACCAAACGCACCAAGCACCATCAGGATCGCAACTCCGATTGCCGCCAGTACAGATTTAAGTGTCGTCATAGGCTCACCCGCTCGCGCATCCAGCCATAAACGAATGACTCGTTAGCCGGCCGCTGCTCTGCCAGCTCAAGATAACGCTGGCCCTGGCTACAGTTCAGTGCGCGAAGCAATACGATTTCCCCTTCTCCGCCTCGTTTCGCCAGGAAGGACTTCAGCGCGCTGATGCTACGCGGGCCGATCTGTCCGTCGGCGATCAGATCCGGATAGAACTGCTGCTGGTTATTGAAAACGTTCAGCCAGCGCTGGAACCATTTAACCTGCACCGATGGCCCCATGTTCACACCGGTATCGCAAAGTTCGGCGGCAATGGAAGGGGATACTTCTGCCACCTGATCAAAGCGCGGGCCATACCAGTAATCAGACTCAAGGATCGCCAGAGCCTGCTCACGTGTAAGGTTTCGCATATCACCGGTATAACCATGCGCGCGGGCAGTTGCCTGAGTAATTCCCCAGTTCGTTGGTCCGCCCTTATCATTCGGGTGATCAACATAACCGCCCTCTTTGCCGAGGATGGTGTTAAAGATATCGTCTTTGGTCATGGCTATTCCGTAATGACGACCTTCGCCAGGTTCCCGCGCGCCAGCCACACCGCCATGCAGATGACGGAGTTAAGCAGCAGATCGCCGAGGTTAACCTGAACGTAGTGGCCGAGCAGAATGTTGAAGGCATTGAATCCTGCGGCAAGGATGACCAGATAGGCCAGTACCGCGACACTCAGGCGATGACGCTTTCCCTCTTTACGGAAAAACATCAGCCTGACCATGATTAACAGGCAAACTATGGCGTTTGCATCCATCAGAAGAAGCTGCCATGTCATTTATCTTCCTCCCCCAGCCCCGGCATCTTCCCGCTTTTGGATTTGCGGAGAATGCGCAGCAGGACTGCCACGGAAATGGAAGCAGTGACAATTGCACCGACAGCTGGCGATACTTCAATGCTGGCCGGTGGCTTCATCAGGCTTAACGGCGTGTTGATGATTCCGGCCATGATTTTCGCCATGGGTGCGGAGAAGAACACGCCACTGATAAACGATATCAGCGCAAAGATAGCCTGCTTCCAGAGTTGATGGGGATCTGAGGTCAGAACGTATAGCGCCGTTCCGGCGAGTGATCCGAGCATCACTGCTGGAGTCGCCTCCGGAAACAGCGTGGCAAAGGTTACACCGACTGATGACGATGTAAGACCAACGCCTACGATAGTGAAGGTCTCAGACATATTTATTCCGTGTGTAGTTGGTTCAGGCCCTCGGGACGATTTAACAAGTAGGCGTGTCGATGATGGTTCCCGGAGCCTGAAAATAAAAAAGCCAGCGACAGGCTGGCAATGTGAGGATAAGGCAATGTCGGCTCTCTGGCCGAAGTGTCCCAGGTAGTGGGTTCTGTGTGTGGCGATCGGACTCGAACCGATACTCAGGTTCAGCATTAGCATCATGCCTGCCCTGCCGGATAACCGGTTGATGCATTACTCTACCCATTCAACCCGCAAGCGGGAATTGAGTTACACCACAACGGACAGAGCACTGAGCATTTCGTTGGCGCTCCATGCTGCTGCGTGGATTGGGTTACGAGCCCTTCACGCCAATGCTCTTTCCTGTTGTGTAGAACGAAAAAGCCCAAGGCGTTAACCTCGGGCTTAAATTCTTGTGTCGACAATCAAAGCTATGGCGACGATATCAGATTTACATGAAATATATGCGTTTCAGTTCGGTTTTGCAAGACTTACATCTAAATTTGTCGCCTTTTGTTGTGAACGTGATCGCGTTACTGAGATAAGCGCACCGCTATCGAGTCGCTTAAAGCTGTTACGCATAGCCAGCCAGTGAGGCAGATAGGTTTCTGTCCAGGTGGATTTCGCCACGCCCGCCAGTTCCGCGAGCGCCTGATATTCGTACGTCTCACGCCCCGCCATTTCCGCTTTCACATCCTGCGCCGCCAGCCAGATAAGTTTCTTCAGGCGCTCCATCGTCTTGCCCGCCACTTTCTTAGCGCCGAGCTGCTCCCTGAACTCGGCCCACGCCCACTGGGTTATCGCCACCTGGTATTCGAAGCGGATATTCTCGCTGTAGTTCCACAGCAGCCATGCTTTCTGGTGGCCTTCCAGCGACAGGACAGCGCGGCGCCACGATGCAGTCACGAACTCAACCGGGCCGACCAGCGCGATAGATGAGCCTTTGGCGCGGGACTGGGTGCCGCTCATCGGCGGGCCGTCCGGGTTGACCATGCGTTGCTTATCCTTGTCGAATACCTTTTTCCGGCCCCGACTGCGCGCCGTCGCGGTGAATTGCGCGTTCTCAGCGAAAGCTACCAACTGCCCTTTCGTCGCACCGCTGAGGTCTGCGGTCGCCACAATGAGCTGCTGACGTACGTATTCCAGTTGCTGACTGTTCATGCGGCTTCCTTCTGTGGCTGATTGGTTTTGGTCTGGCTGTGCTTTGCTACTGGTGGCAGATTGGCGCGCTTAACGCTTTCTGCCTGGTACTTTTCGAAATCAGATCTGGTCATGATTCCACCACTCCCGTGCTGACTTTCTGTATTCAGGGTTCTCTGTCTGACAGATAATTTCCGCTCGATCGCCGCTTATCAGCTCGCGAGCTTTCGCATACAGCCTTTCTCTTTTCGAAAGCTGTGTCGTTTCATACCAGGTGCTGGCAACGAACTTTCTCGCTTCAACTGGAGTGAATGTCTTCACGCTGCCTCCCGCTGTTTCAGTGCTTTGAGCTTGGCGCGGTACTCATCGCGGATCCGGATGAAGTCTTCCCGGCGGTAGATGGTCATTTCGTGGGGGCCATTGAGCCAGTCGACGTAATCCTGCCCGTAACGAGCGACCAGGCCAGCTTCGTATTGCTGCGCTACGGTCGCCTCCTTGGCGGTGTACTTGCCCGCTCCGGCATTGCATGACTTGCACTGCTTATGGGCATTGCGCTCTTCAAAGCGCAATTCAGGGTTAGCGCCTACAGTCTTGAAGTGGCCGCAGTCCCATTGGCCGCCATGCAGATCAGGCGGATTGGTCTCACCGCAGCTGATGCATGGCAAATCAGCATCGCGCGCGCGGATGTACGCATTGAATGCCTGCTGAGCCTGGGCTTTGTAGTACCCGGCAGGCCGTAGCTCTGCCAGGCGTTCCTTGCGGCGTTTGCGCCCGGCCTTCTCTGCCTCTTTCTGCTCCTTGATGCGCTTAGCGGCGGCTTTCACCTTCTCCTTCTCGCGTTCTTCCATTGCGAGGATTGCGCCGTGTTCCGGGCAGCACCAGCGGATCCGGATGTCATGGGATTTCGGCACGAAGTATTCGCCGCATACTTTGCACTTACGGCGGGATGGTTTACGCATGTGACTTCTCCTTTTCTGACTGGATTTCATCAGAGAAGTCACCGCCTTCGATTGGCATGAGGCTTTTTGCCCTGAAAATCGACATCCCACCAGAGCTTTTCTTGGTGTGGGTGTAAACAGATACATCGCCTTCTACCACCCAAACGAACTCAGGCGTCTTGGTGACAAGCGCGTATTTTTCCCCATCAGGAAATTTGTAAAATTCTCCACTTTTGATAGCACAGACCAAAGTAACTACCCTTCCAACTTCATCCGTGTTTCCGGAAGAAATAACAACCGCCATGCCGCCAGCTTTTAATTCACGCATGATTTCTCCTCGCTGCGAGACGCAGCCATTTCTGATCGACCAGGCGGGCGGTGTAATCTTTAAAGGTCGGGATTTCGGACGGCTTAACCGCGGGCTTACGCTGGCGGCGTGCCGGAACGCGGAAGATGTGATTTGTGATGACGCGTGCGAGAGGATTACCCATGGGAAGTCCTCCACTCTTGCGCCCAGGCGATGCGCTTACTGGATGCTTCGGAGAACCTCACACCGCGGTCGGTGCCGAACCAGTAAATCGCCTCGATGACATCGACCATGTAGCGCTTGCTGGATTTGGATGTGCGGACGCCGAAATAAACGCGGCCGCCGTTGATGCCCGGCGCGGATTTCTGCTCCTGGTCCTGAGTCTGATTCACCAGAACGGTGATGAGGTCCTTCCATTCCTCGCGGGTCAGCTTTTCGCCGTGCCAGACAACCTGGTCAGACAGGTCCTTCAGCAGCGGCCACATAAGACGGTTTTGCTTATCGGTTCGCGTCTCTTCCCTGGCCTCGACCACCATCGGCGCGCGAGGGTTTACCGGCAGGGTGCGAATGTACGCGATGAGGTTCTCTTTAACGGTGTCATTGACGATGCAGTAGTGCTGCTTCATACGCCACCTCCGAGAGGTAACGCAGAATGAAGAAAATCGCAGGTGCATTTCTGCATCTGTGACAAGGTGAGGAGTTCAGATTGTGGTCGCATTTAAGTCCCCTTAAATGCGCAGAAGTCACCAGAGTTGTTCAGGCTCCGGTGACATGATTATGGCGGATTGATTATGAAAAATCAAACATACCTCGAAAATGAGAGCATGACGATGTGATTGCTATTTTTTGATAATCTTATCAGCTAAATTGGCCAAAGCCTCCATCCCATCGAACATTGAGGGGATATTGTTTTCATTTGCCTGTATTGGACTAAATATTACAGAGTCGAAGCTATCAAGAACTTTTCTCACATTCGTATTATGCTCTTTCCTATATTTGACATAATTATCAATAAAGGAACAAAGGCTGAGTTTTAAATCTATCTGTAAAAGTTGCGCACGCAATGACTTTGCTTCTAAATAAGACAATCTGAAAAAATAGAGCATAACCATTTCCATGGTAACAAAAGGTAAAAGTACTTGTAACACATTATACCCTTGCGGAACTTTCTCAGGAAGGAATACATGAATTAAAAGTATTATTAAAGGGCATATAAACATGCACCCAAACAAATTTTTATAAGCCACTTCCGAACTTCTTAATTCTTCTTCTTTCTTATCTTTTATCTGACTAAATCCTGAGCTTAGACCTACGAAATTATATTTTGTTCTGAGTTTAGAAACCCTCTCCTCAAGGGCTTGTACCTCCTCTAATGACTTGCCAACATCATTAGCCAATTTTTTTACTTCCTCCGCATCTTTTTTGATAGCGTGAACAATCGTGTTAAACCTTTCACTTATCGATGATAAAGACTCCTTTGTAAGAGTTTCTATCCGAACTTTACTTTCTGCATCTCTTATGACTTCAGATTTGATTGAAGCTTCTTTATATTCATTATAATTCGCAAGGAAATCTTTAGCCTCCATAAATCGTTTACTTGTTAACACCCACTTCATAAGAGCATACGGCATCTTCTCTTTAATCCATAAGAGATTCTTTTCATTTTGTGCTGAGTGGATATAATATTGAACGAGTTTGTCAATTTCTTTATCACTAATCAGATGTGATAAATTACCTGTCCAGAAATAATACTCATATAAAACCTCGACAAGTCTAGAAACAAACAAGAATTTATCATCCATGAAATCTTGTACTGTGAAATAAAAACCCAATGCATTATTACCTTGACAGTATTGCGTATTATCATCCAACGACACACTACTATTTTCCACCAAATTATAAAACTCGCGCCAGAGAGCCAACAATTTCCCAGAAAAAAACTCACCACCGCCAACATCACTATTGTATTTTCCGGAATCATAATTTCTCTGATCTGGAACATTTATTAATAGGTAGCTGTTCGTTTTCTTCAAGTCACTAATAACTTCATTTTGTATATAGAGTCCCATAATCCCTCAAAATTTAGTAAATAAATTGCGCTGTAATTTATCCAATTCTAAATCAATGGAATAGGTTATGGAAGTTCTTACCCATCTCTGTGGTGAAGGTTTTCGCTCATCAGTAGCTACAGCTCAGACTGGCATCTTTCAAAGTCAATGATTAATCTTAGATGTTGCTCATTGGGCTGCTCCTTCTGTGCGATACATCATGATTGTCAGATCGCCCTTAGTCGCCAGGCGCACCGTTGTTCCTGGTTCTATGCTGGACAAGTCAAACGCATCGTAAAATTCGTTTACTGCCTTCTGTCTACGAGATAGTTTTCTGCGCTTCTCCCACTGCTTTAGCGCAAGAGAGATAAACCACTGTCCCGTTTTGAACATGATGAATAACCACCCCATCAGGGCTAAACCAGTGTTAAGAATGTCCAGAATGCTCATGACTGCACTCCTTTTTTCTTCTTGTTGTATACGGCCAAGCTCAGAGCATCGAGCTTGTCACGGCCTGCTTTGTCGTACATGTGGATGCCATCGCTACAGGCGTGCTCCTTCTTAACCTGCTCTTCGAGAGCGCTTATCTCGTCGTATGAAAGAGTTGCCAGCTTGAGGCGATTCCAGCCAAAGTTACGGATGCGTGTCATACCCCTACCCTCCCCCAAACCATCAATACCCTTCTCATCGCCGGACTGTTGCGGCACTCCTGGCAGATCACGTTTGCCTCTGTGCGCTGCACCAGCTTCGAATTTCCCTTCGGCATGGCCGGTATGGTTTCCGGTGCGTATTTCATGCCGTAGCTTGTCAGCCGATAAAGCCGCTGGCCGTGCTTTCCTTCGAACTCGATCAGGCCGTCTGCAAACAACGTACTTAACGGGCCGGAAATCTTTTTGGTGGTCATGCCGATCATGGTGGCAATGCGAGCACTATTCAGGCCCGGGTTATTACGCAGGGCTGCAAGAATCTGCCCACGAATTGTTATGGTCATCAGAACCCCCCTTTCTTTTTCGGCTGCTGCTCGCGCCCGCGGCGTTCTGCGGCTGCGGCCTGCTGGTCTGTGTCGTAAATTGCACCGTTGATCTGATTGCAATAAACCGTACCGGTACTGCCGTGGCGGTTGAGTCGCAGGATTAACTCGGTTTCGCCAGGCGGAACGCTGTCATCGAAAGCACCTTCCCGGTGGATACCAACCCAGTAGTCGCAGTCCTGCTCAATCTGTCCTGTGTCGCGAGAATCGCTCGGCAACGGGCGTTTATTCACTCGCTTCTCCAGTTCGCGGTTGAGCTGAGTCAGCAGCACGACGACGCAGCCAAGCTCTTTGGCGAGGTTCTTCAACCCTTTGGTGATCATCCCGTAGGCCAGGTCATTACGGTCTGCTTTTTCGGCGGTCATCAGCGTCAGGTAATCAACCAGAATCATGCCTACGCAGCCTTTCTCGCGCTTAATTCGGCGGCTTTCGCTAACGATGTGCGCCAGTGAAAGGCCCGGGGTGTCGTCGATGTACAGCATGTCGATTTCACTCAGTCTCCCGGCTGTGGCGATCGCCTTCTTAAAGTCGCCGTCGTAGTCGCCCTGGTACTGGTCATCGGCGTCATCCGTAGCGGGCATGTAAAAAATGCTCGGGTTAATGCCCGACTTCTGACCAACCAGCTTTTCAAGGATCTGGTCGCCAGGCATTTCGAGGCTGAACATCAGCGCTGGCTTTTTCTCACGAACCGCGCAGTTGATCGCCATCTGCCCGTACAGGGTTGTCTTGCCCATCTTTGGCCTTGCGCCAATCACGAACAGAGAGCCTTTAACCAGACCTTTCGGCGCCAGCAGCCGGTCGAGTGACGGGATACCGGTACTCATGCCGCGCTGTTCGCCTGAAGGGTCAAACCGTTTCTCCAGATCCGCTACCCAGTCATCCATAACCTCGCCGAAAGACCGCAACCCCCGACGACTGCCGGTTTTTGAATGGTCTGCGAGCTGGGTGAAAATACCCTGAATGGCCTCGTACTTCTGCGTAGCGCTCATGCCGTTGCGGGAATACAGCAGTTCAGTAGCTTCGGTCAGGCGGTTGATACCGTAGCGCTCCATTGCGGCTTCCCGGACTGATGCTGCGTAAGCCACGATGTTTGCAGCGCTGGGAGTGTTCTTGGCGATCTCCGCAAGGTAAGCAAAGCCACCTACCTGCTCCGCGAGCCCTTTGCCTTCGAGCGCGTCGAACAATGTCAGACCATCGACTGGCTTGTTGTCGCGGAACATCTGGCGCATCTCGGCAAAGATCAGCTGGTGAGGTCGGCTGTAGAACGACTCAGGCTTGAGCATCGCCAGAACCTTCTGGACTCGCTCGCTGTTGTCATCATCCAGCAGCAGGCCACCGATAACGCTCTGCTCTGCTTCGAGGTTTTGTGGTACAGCCATGAATTCAGCGGTCATCACGATCCCCCTCGCGCACTTCGATGTAGAGCTTTTCGGTTAGGAACTTATCGAATTTCATGCGGCGCCAGGTTTTCCCGGATTTCTGGTCTGGTCGGTCTTCAAGCATCCAGCGGCAGTTCTGAGCGATGTAGCGCAGATAGCTTCTGAAACCGTCCATATCCATCGGCTTGCCGTCCAGGTTGCGGGCAATTTTGTTAGCCTTACCCCAGAAGGTGCGGATCAGATTGCGTCGCTCATCAGTGAGGCATCTCCATCCCCGTGCTTCAGGCAGTTCGTCTTTCAGGCATTGCCATACTTCATCGCATGACAAACGGGACTTTTTCTCTTCAGCGGGTTTCTGGTCATTTGCGACATACTTACTACCGTTAGGTAGTAAGTTATTTAATATATTTTTATCTGTGGACACTGGCTGGACATCGGCTGGACACTCCACCTCCGCAGGCATTGGTACGACTGCGCTTGGGCTGGACACTGGCTGGACATCGGCTGGACAAAAATTTGACTGATATTCGTCATATTTGACCACTTTTAGAACAGTAAAACGGTTGTTCGATTTGGTGGTGATCATGCCCAGATTCTGGAATTTACGGAGAAGTGATTTAACGCGATCAGCGGTCAAACCCGTTTCCATTGCCAGTGTGTTTCGGCCGGTAATGAACTCTCCGCGCTCGCAGATCACATCGCCAACATCAGTAGATACCAGTGTCTGTTCGTGATTAGCGCGCAGGAGCAGGTGAACCCATAAATGAGCCGCCTCAGCGTCCTTATAGAACGGCACATCCATAATTTTACGGTGCAGCAAGGCAAACCCCTTACCGTCATTCGTGCGCGGTTTCTGGAGCCTTCTGGCCTCTCTGGCTTCGGCTAAATTGGATACGTTACCCACGGCCACTCTCCTTACGTTTCAGTTCTTCCAGGATGGCGCGCATCTTCTCTGCCACAATCGGGTTAACCGAGCGGATGAAGCGGTCGCGGGTTATGTTTTTATGTACAGCGGTATGGTAATAGCGTGGATTTTTTGCCATTATTCCTCCTGCAACTACTCTCGTTTTTGCACCAGAAAGTCGGTTCTGTTCGCGCAGACCGGCTTTCGCCATTTCTGTAGTTCTCACATGACCCCCAGCATCGACGTGACCATCGTCATGAGTGGGCCTACCTGCTCCGGCATGAGGCGGAACAGCGAAGCTATACCCTCGCTTACCTCTTTCAGCTTCTGATGCTCTGGAGCGTCCAGCAGCACGGCCTGTTTAGCCTCGGCACACTCTTTCATCGCAGAGGCGATCAGCGACATCGTGTCGTTCTGCGGCGCCAGGCGGTGGCGGTACTCCAGCGGCAGGACGGACATGATTGCCGGGGCCAGCTGGCGAATGTTGTTGGCGGCGTATTCGGTGTCGCCGTCGATCCAGCGGAACACTTTCTGCATCTGGCGGTGCGAGTCAGTCGGGATATCCAGACCGGTTCCGCCGGTTGACCGCCACTCTTCAACAATCAGCGCTGCGACAAATTCACGGCTGCGGCAGTCAGCTGCCCAGGCGCGAACAGCTGCGCGGATCCCATCGATGTTTAACGCCCAGGAATCAGGTTCCCGGCGATTCTGGTAAATCATCGCCGTTGGCGAAAATTTGTTACCTTGTTGATACGCAAGTGAATGCATTGCTTTCCCTTTCGTGGTTAGGCCGCAGTATCACGCGGCGATGCGAATACCAGGCTTTCTTTGAGGACCGGGGCCTGGCGGTGAAAATTCTTCGTGCCTTTCTCGATAGCAGATGCCATTTCTGGAGATGCCCGGCGATTTCCGTAGGCGATCTGGTCCAGGTAACCTGGCGTCGTGTTAGCCAACTTTGCGAGCTGCGCCCATTCGTCGGTAGTGGCGGCCTTGCGCCAGCGGTGTAGTTCAGTGCTCATTGTTGTCTCCGGGTGAGTCGTTTGATTTGGAGTTTAGCGTTATGCTAAATACTACGCAAGCATCATTTAGCAATTTGCACATTTATCATTTTGCTAAAAGCAGTAACAATGCAGGTATGGAAAATAAAGAAATCAGAAAAGCCAACCTGGAAGCGCTGTACGAGAAGCGCCAGCACGAGTCTGGAATGACAAAGGCGCAGTTCGCCGAACTCATCGAGACAAGTCCGGCTGCGCTTAGCCAGCTACTGGGACCAAACCCTCATCGCAATATCGGCGATAAGATGGCTCGCAAAATCGAAACTGCGCTTGATCTGCCTTTTGGCTGGATGGATGTTTTACACGCCAGTGAAGAACCTTCGAACGTTGCATTTCGAGGACTGAACGAGACAAAAGGAAGTTATCCTGTAATCAGCTGGGTAAGCGCGGGGCAATGGATGGAAGCTGTAGAACCTTATCACCGAAGAGCGATAGATCGCTGGTATGACACGACTGTTGACTGCTCAGAAGATTCATTCTGGCTGGACGTTAAAGGGGATTCTATGACCTCCCCGGCCGGCCTGAGCATACCAGAGGGAGCAGCGATACTTGTTGACCCTGAAGTCGAACCGCGCAACGGGAAGCTGGTTGTAGCAAAGCTGGAAGGCGATAACGAAGCGACCTTTAAGAAGCTTGTAATCGATGCCGGCAGACGCTTCCTTAAGCCACTTAACCCCGCATATCCAATGCTAGAGGTTAATGGAAACTGCAAAATTATCGGCGTTGTGGTTGATGCCAAAATACTAAACATCCCATAACCTCACGCAAAACCCCTCAAGCCCGCCATCGTGCGGGCTTTTTTACGTCCTGAATTCCTGCTCTGTAAATTTTTAATCTCTTATTAATCAATACGCTAAATAAAACCACTTAATAATTTAGCATTTTGCTATTGCGCATAATTTAGCATCACGCTAAATTTACCCCATCGAAACGAAACATCGACAGCTGAGCGAAGTTAGCCAGCGGCGGACAGCAAGTCGCCTGCTTTTTAACAACATGCAGATTTACAGCGTCAATGACCTGTTAAGACCCCTACACGTAAACGTGCAGTATCACCGGGTGCGATCCGGTCGGTGAGAGAGTATCCCCGCGCGAGAGCGAGAACGGCGTGAGAACGGGCAACACTGGCAGGGAGTTGGCGCTGACCAAAACAGGGAATGTTTCGGGATTGGATGAATGAGCAGGCTGATGCTCGACCGATGTATTCACAGCGCTCATGGCAAGCAGTAACCAATCTGCGCCTCAAGACAGCGTCACTGGTAGTGCGGGCGCTCTAACCAGTAAGCCGGAGATCAGTGCCGGCCATCCAATGACCAAAGCATTTCGATTCATCAACCCACGCAACAAAGGAGCTTCTATGCGACGGCAAAGCTATATCGCTCACAAATAATCGGTACCACATAAGCTCAGGAAAAACCCCGCTCGACGGGGTTTTTTAACAGCCATACCTCAGTCGCTTCACGGAGGCGGCTTAGTTATGACAACCGGCGGCAATCCACCGCCAATTGAAAATCGGAATAAATGCAATAAATGCGTTGAAGTCTTGTATTAACCGTTCCGTTCGCCGCGATAAGGCCAAGAGGATTTATGAGTAAGGAAAACGACGGTGGCTACGCCTTCCCTATGGAGGCGACAGATGCCACAGCTTGGAGGGATTGCAATCAGGGAATGACGTTGCGCGACTACTTCGCGGCCAAGGCTATGCAGGGTCGATTAGCGAACCCTGACTGGTTGTGTAGCGATGACCGCACGGCAACCGAAGCATACCAGATAGCTGACGCAATGCTCCGCGCCCGGGAGGCATCATGACAGTCACCCACAACGGAAAGCAGTACACCGCCAAAAAGCTCAACGATAACGAGTGGCAGCTGACGTCGGTATCGGCACCGCGCGACAAGCTGACTCTTAACCGCTGGCAGATGCATATCGCTGGCCTCCTGAAACAGGTTGAGGTGAAAGTATGATTGGAATGCACTATGGCACCGCATCAGTGCCACGTAGCGAGGTTTTACCGGGCACAATGCTGCAACACCACGGCAAAACTTATCGCGCCTCTGCGAACGTTGAGAAAGGCCTGTACGCCTTCAACATCTTCGAAAAAACCATCATCAAAAGTGATTCCGTCGTTGTGCTGCTGAATGAGCGCGGCGAGCCGATGGTTCACTGATACCAACCACCCTATTCAACCGATCGGCCTGGCTCAATGCGGGCGGGATCTGCACATCCAAATTTCAGGAGAAACCATGAGCGAAGTAACGGACTTAACTGTCATCGAAATAAAGCCGGAACAGGCGCCAGTGCTTTACGTAGCTGGCGGCCTTGATGCTTATCTCGAGCAAATCCGCCAGGCAGTAAACGAAGTGCCGGACCTGTCCACGAAGAAAGGTCGTGATCGTGTCGCCTCTCTGGCGGCGCAGGTGTCCCGCAGTAAGACGGCAATCGAAAAGCCAGGCCGTGAGTACCTGAAGCGACTGAAAGAGGCTGTGCGTCCGGCTGAGGCTGAAATTAAGCGATTCGTTGATGTCTGCGACGAGTTGCGAGATGCCACCCGCCGCCCTCTAACCGAATGGGAAGCCGAGCAGGAACGCATCAAGGCTGAAGAAGCCATGAACGCGCTACACGCCGAAGCGCTGGTCATGAACGAGAGCATCGATCTACAGCGGGCTATTCAGTTCGAAGCAGACCACGAAATGGCTCTGCTGATGAATGACAAGTTTGACCGTGACCGCGAAGAGCAGCGCCGCCAGGCGGAACAGGCTCAGCGTGAACGTGATGAGCGGCTGAAGCACGAAGCGGCAGAACAAGCCCGCCGCGATGCCAAAGCGAAGCACAAAGCGGAGATTGAAGCCGCAGCGCGCCGTGAAGCAGAAGAGAAAGCCCGCGCTGAACTAGCGGAACGCCAGCGCATTGAAGCGGAACAGCGTGCGGCACGCGAGAAGCAGGAAGCAGAAGTCCGGGCGGAACGCGAAAAAGCCGCGGCGGTTGAAGCCGAGCGCCTGAAGGCAAAACAGGCCGAAGATGCTCGCCTGGCCGAAGAGAAGCGCAAAGCCGACGAGCAAGCCAAGCGCGAAGCTGACGTGAAACACCGCAAGACGGTCGGCACCAACATCGTTAACGCGCTCACCAGCCACACCAGTTTAACCCGCGAACAGGCTATCGAAGTGCTCACCGCCCTGAAAGATGACCTGATCCCCTGCGCGAAAATTCATTACTGAGGCAACCATGAACGCATTCCTCACTTACGACCGAATCGAAGATCGGTGCTGGGTTGAGCAGCAGCTCACCGACGAAAAAGAGAAGTGGATCGACGACCGGGCACAGCAAATCATCGACATGATGCCAAAAGAGCCGTCCGGCCTCTTCCACTTCTCCGTACCGATTGACTCCAGCCCATACGAAGGACTTCGCAGCGATAAAGCTGGCGAGGCCTACAACGATTTCATTTCGGCAGTTGCTTACGCCCAGGCGGAATACGACTGGGAACACCGTACCGGCTGCCCGTTTTAAGGATGCATGAAATGTCTGAATCTAAAACCCACTACCGAAAAGCTTTTGACTCTCCATACCTGAGCAGCGCCGACATCGTTGAGCCAACGGTGCTGACGATCGCACGGGCAACGTTAGAAAACGACAAAACAAAAAAATCAAAAGACGTTTTTAATACCGCTTATTTCGAAGAGCGCGAGCTGCGACCTGGCGAAAAGCTTAAGCCGATGATATTGAATGCCACCAACAGCAAGATGCTGAAAAGCATCACCGGATCACCTTTCCTTGAGGATTGGGTAGGCGTGAAGGTCACTGTTTACGTCGATAAAAATGTCCGGTTCGGAAAGGAGTCGGTTGAAGGCCTCCGCTTAAGCCCGGCGCGCGTTACAAAGCCGGTGCTTTCGCCGGAAAAAACGCAGGCATGGAATAACGCTAAGGCCGCCTTCAAACGCGATGGGAACCTTGATGCAGTGCTGGCGAGAATGGACATTTCTCCGGAGCATCGCCGCCAGCTTGAGCAGGAGTGTTCATCATGATCTGGCACGACGTCGAGCAAAACGGTGAAGAGTGGGATGCTCTTCGCCTAGGTAAGGCCACCGCGTCAAACTTCGGCCTCATTATGGCTAACGATGGAAAGGCGTTTGGCGAACCAGCCAAGCGTTACGCACTTCAGTTGGCTCTTGAGCAGATTAAGGGTTGCAAGTCTGAGTTTGGCTTCTCAAACGACCACATGGAGCGCGGGCACGAACAGGAGCCAATTGCCCGCATGCTGTATGAAGAGATGAACTTTGTCGATGTGAATAACGGCGGGTTCTTTGATCACGAAACGTATGGCGACAGCCCCGACGGCCTCGTTGGCCAGGACGGGCTCGTTGAGATTAAGTCGGTCATTGCCGCCACTCACTACTCCACCCTCACCCGCGGCTCCTTCGATCCGGCATACAGATGGCAACTGGTCGGGCACCTTGATTGCTCCGGCAGGGATTGGGTGGACTTCATCAGCTACTGCTCAGACTTCCCGGACGGTAAGCAGCTCATCGTCTATCGCCTTACAGCTGCTGAATGTGAATCAGAAATAGCCCGGCTTCGCGCGCGCAGAAAAGACTTCCTCGAACTTGTTGCGGACACGAAGCGCCGCATTCTGGAGCTCGAATGAAACGCACACCTTTCTACCGCAGGCCCGGGCGCACAGGGCAATTTTCCGGCCTCCGTGAGCGGGTTATCTGGATGATTCAGACGCGTGGTCGCCCGGTAACCGGCAGCGAAATCGCCGAGAAGTTCGGCGTAACGCTCATCGAGTTTAACCGGGTTGCCAACGGCATTACCCGCGGCTCCGGACAGATAGCTCAGATCGTTGAGTCGGAAAAATGGATCAACGAGGACGGCATCTGCGACCGGAAATTTAGCCTGGCCAGCAAGCCGAAGGTCGTAACACCACAAGGTAAATCGCGCCTGTTCACCCGGCGCGCTATAGAGCAATCACAGGAAGGTAGACGGCAGGAGTGCATTGAACGTGCCGCCCGCCGTAGCCGCCTGATTGCTCAGGGCATCTACATCGACGAAATGGAGTCAGTGCTATGAAAGCGTGGTCTCTCGAAGAGCTGGCGCTGCTGTGGCGACACTCAAACGCTGAAGTCGCTGAGATTACCGGCCGCTGCATTGAAGAGGTAGGAGATAAGCGGCTGCAAACCAATATTGAGCGCAATGGCTGGGATGTTAACGATCCGGAGCGGGAGGGTGCATGATTCATTTTCACGGCGGACCAATAACCCCTGATACATGCGCACTGAAGGCATGGAAAGGCCGTCATGCATTTATCAGCTTCGCTAACCCTGGGCAACTTAAGCTTGCCAGTGAGGTAACTCAATCTTTCGCACTTGATAACGGAGCCTTCAGCTTCTGGGATAAGGGCCAGCCTGTTAACTGGTACGACTATTACGAATTAGTTAAGGAGTGGATGAATCACCCTCGTTTCGCATTTGCAGTTATCCCTGATGTTATCGGTGGAACCAGCGAAGAGAACGATGCGCTTATAGCTGAATGGCCACACGGTAAATTCGTCGGTGCGCCTGTCTGGCATATGAGCGAACCCGACGAGCGTTTCATTCGTCTTTGCCATGAGTTTCCTCGTGTTTGCATAGGTTCAATGGGTGAATACGATGCAAAGCGACCACGCGCCTGTAGGGCAAAATTGCGAGACCTTATCCGGCACGTAGTCGATTCAAATGGCTATCCGATTACCAAGCTCCATGGCCTTCGCATGCTGAATAAAGACATTTTTACTCACATACCCCTTTCATCAGCTGACAGCACAAACGTTGCGCGCAATATCGGTATTGATAAGGCATGGGATAAATCAGCCTATGCGCCAGCCAGCAAAGAAACCAGAGCCGCTGTGCTGGTAGAACGCATAGAGGCCTTTAACTCTGCAAGTTCGCTGAATTACGACGCAGAACGCGATCGGTTCACACCACAACTTGCTTTCGAGGTGTAATTCCATGACCGGAAAATACTCTCTTATCTACGCAGATCCGCCCTGGTCTTACGGCAACACAATCAGTAACGGCGCCGCTGCCGATCACTACTCCACCATGAAGTTAATCGACATCAAGCGTCTGCCAGTGTGGGAACTTGCCGCCGAAAACGCAGTGCTGGCGATGTGGTACACCGGTACGCATAACCAGGAGGCCATCGAACTGGCTGAGGCCTGGGGTTTTACCGTTCGCACGATGAAGGGCTTCACCTGGGTGAAGCTGAATCAGAACGCCGAGCTACGCATCAATAAAGCCCTGGCCGAGGGTGAAGTTGCCGACTTTTACGACTTCCTCGATCTGCTTAACTCAGAGACGCGCATGAACGGCGGCAATCACACCCGGGCCAACACCGAAGACCTGTTGATTGCCACCCGCGGCGCCGGGCTGGAACGTAAGCACGCCGGGATTAAGCAGGTGGTATATAGCCCGCTCGGAGCGCACAGCGAAAAGCCGTGGGAAGTGCGTCATCGGCTGGAACTGCTTTACGGTAATGTGCCGCGCATTGAGCTGTTCAGCCGCAGCGCGGCTCCAGGCTGGCACCACTGGGGAAATCAGTGCGCCACCGCCGCGGTTGAATTGCTGCCCGGCTGCGCCATCGATGTTGTTAAGACGGAGGCCGCATGACGCCAGAAAATGACAACGCCATCCGCGCCGCCTGCCGCCGCTGCACCGAGGAAATCCAGCAGGCCATGCGCAAGAAGCCAAAGCCTAACTGGAACGAAACGGTGCCTCCCATCATCAACAAGCATCACAAGAAAATTGAAGCTCTGGGAGTTAGTCTCCTGGAGTTCGTCGTATACACAGGGCGGCTTAATCGCCGCTTCGGAGTTGAATCGTGAAAAGATTTCTTTTTACCACTGAGGTCAAGCTAGCAGAAGGTTCGCAGACCTTCAGAGTGGATGATGAAAGCCTGGAAGAAGCCATCGAGATTCTTGAAAGTGGCGGAGGGGATATTTACGAACACGAAGTTGAGGTTGTCGATATAGGCGAATTTAAGTTCGATCGCGAAACTGACCTTGCTGACTTCGGTGACTTTCCTGAAGGCGGTGCAGCATGACCAAATACGCGAAACTGGATAGCGAAGTATTAAGCGCTATCGGCGCTCAGCCAACCTCTTTTTCGAAGCTATTTAGCCCTTCCGTCAGGCAGGAGTGCCTCGTCATTGCTGAAGCAGAAGGAAAGCACCCGATGGACGTCTTCCGCATCCTTGATCGCCGGCTCCAGTCGCTCAGGAAGCTTGGCGTTATTCAGCACGTCAAAGGTAAAGGGTGGATACAGCCATGAAATCGCAAATCACCATGTCGCTAAAGCGGCCTTTTTTATTGCTGGCGTTCACATTCAACCGAATTAACCGACAGTTCCGGGAGCATTGACCATGGCTGACATCATCGATACCGCAGCAGAGATTGAAGAGCTTCAGCGTAACGCTGCCCTTTCCGCTCACCGTCTGAACCGCAACGCCGTATCAGCTGAGCGTTGTGAAGAGTGCGACGAACCAATTCCTGAGCCGCGACGCGCTGCCGTTCCCGGCTGCCAGACATGCGCGGAGTGCCAGGGAATTCTTGAGTTGAAATGTAGACACATTAGAAACGAGCTGAAAGGCCAGTAAATAACTGGCCTGAGTACTAGTGCTCTTGTTTTCTGGAAGATACCATTGCTGGCAGCTGAAAAGCATAAATTAGGAAGACTTCAGTAAAACCTATCAGTTCTTCAGCCTCTGCTTTGGAGAACTCTTCATCTGAGTGCACAGCTCCGTTGGAATCTACACGCACAATGTGCGCCCAGTCTTTCATCTGCTCAGTAATTAGTCCCTTAGGGTGTAGAATTGAAATTCTTTGTACCAACGTCTCTTTTTTTGAATCCTCACCTAATAGAGTTCTGGTAGCTATATCAATGGTTTTTCTGCATAACATAACGGCAGTATCAAACTTGCCTCTCTGAAGATTATCTTTTGACTCAATGAAAGAATCGGCCGCTCTAACTGGAGTCGCATCAGGCGCAAGAAGCACTGAAGGCTCTGGATAAACAGCCATCAATTCGTAAGGGCTTTCTGAGCGAGGAATTACAAGATCCACCTCAGAGTGTTGCCTAGACTGCTTGTATGGACCCAAATCCATACGAGGTGACATCACAACCGCTATCCCCGCCTGGGCGCAACTCCGGCAAAAGAAAGCTACATCATAAATATAGTTAGCATGACGATGATGTTCACCGAATGCTTCCAAGACAGCATTTTCTTTTTTACAGTGCGGACAAGTTATATCAAACGATAGCATCCCCATCAAACTGCTCCATTTAGCGATCGTTATTGAAAGGCATGAAAAATACCGTGCTTAGTTCGAGAAACGACTGAACCAATTTACCTACATTTTTCCAGTATTCAAAAACATCCGTCACATATCTATTGATTTCGATTAATCAACACGTCAACGCGGCCTCGCTTATAATGCCTGGTGGCTAAGGAGTTCTAATGGCTAAGCTTCTCAACTTGCAGGAATGGGCTGCTGAGGTCTACACGACTCCACCCTCCCTTTCTACTCTGCGTCGATGGACGCGAGAGGGGCGAATTTATCCCGCGCCGGAACTGCACGGAAAAGAATATAAGGTCCAGCCTGACGCTATCTACGTGGATCCGCGCAAGAAGAATCTGCGCGCTAAACCAAAACACACCAAACTGCCGTCCGGCGGCACCTTACTGGAGAGACTGACTCATGGCGAAAAGGCCAGTACGTTACGACGCTAACCTGCCCCGTAACCTGACCTATCGTAAAAGAGACAGACTTTACAGCTGGCGCAATCCGGTGACCGGGCAGGAGATTTCTCTTGGCCGGATTGATCGCAAGGATGCTGTTGCCCAGGCCATTGAGGCCAACAACTACATTGACCAGAATTACCTTCCCTCTTCTCTCCTGGATCGCATAAAAGACGTGCCCACTTTCACAGTGGCCGCATGGCTGGAGCGTTACGAGGTAATTCTCGAACGGCGTGAGCTGAAACCAAACACGATGAAGGTCAGGCGAAACCAGATCGCCACCATTAAGGAAGAGTTCGGCAAAATTCCCCTCGCTTCTGTCACGACAAAGGACATCGCCTCATTCCTTGAAGCGTACATTCTCTGCGATAAAAAGAGCATGGCTTCCGGGCTCAGGTCTGTGCTGATGGACATCTTCAGGGAGGCGATTGTGGAAGGACATGTCGACAGGAACCCGACAGAACCGACGCGAACGCCGACACCGAAAGTTAAGCGAGAACGCTTGCTGCTCGAACAATTCACGGTCATCCGCCAGGCAGCGTTAACTCATTCTGAATGGGCGCCAAACGCATGTGATCTGGCACTGGTCACCGGCCAGCGGCGGGAAGATATCTCACTGTTCAGGTTCAGTGACATTAAAGATGGGAGGCTTTTCGTTACGCAGGAGAAAACAGGTCACAAACTGGCACTTCCCCTTGATTTGAGGCTGGACGTCGCCGGGCTTGTGTTGCAGGATGTCATTGATCGATGCCGGGTGAACAACCCTTCCGACTTCATGCTTTACTCTCCGGTCCGCCGCGGGGGAAGAAAGCCGGGGCCGCTAACTCCTGACGGACTCACCCAGGCCTTTGCAGAGATAAGGGATTCTACCGGGTTAAAATTCGGACCTAATCCACCTCCTTTCCATGAGATCAGAAGTCTGGCGAGCAGGCTCTATGAAAAGGAGCGCGGGGAGGAATTTGCTCAGCGCTTACTCGGCCACAAAAATTTAACAATGACCAAAAAATACCTGGACGCACGTGGTGCAGAGTATGTTATGGTTTAGACAGGATATGGAATATTCGAGTAATTTTCGAGGGATTTCGTGTTAATACCGAAAAAACCCTTTAAAAACAAATAGATAAAAAGAGACCGAATACGATTCCTGTATTCGGTCCAGGGAAATGGCTCTTGGGAGAGAGCCGTGCGCTAAAAGTTGGCATTAATGCAGGCTCAATCGCCTTGCCCTTTAAGAATAGATGACGACGTCAGGTTTTCCAGTCCACAGTAAAAGTGGTCTGAAAAAAAGCGTCAGAACATCACTAAATGTGAAAAACCGCAGAGCTTTTACAAGCACCTGCGGTTTTTTTTTACTGGAAACCTGACGGCTAGCAGAGCTTTTCAGCGCGCTCAATAAACGGTGCCAGACTTTTCTTCTGCCCGGGGTTTGCCGGGTCATCCACCTGGATCACGCTGACAGGCTGTCCGTTACTTTTCCCGCTGGCCACCTGCTGCTCCGCTACGTCATTTAACGGATACTGCACGAGCGTACTGGGATTGATGACATACAGCGCGTTACCGGGACGGCAGGTGAGCATGACCTCTTCACGATTAAATGCCCAGTTGTCCTTGCCCACTTCAAACCGGCTGACGGTGATGACCTGCGGCGCGGCCAGCGCACTGCTGGCACAGGTGAGAAGTAAAAGAGAAAGCAGTGTCTTTTTCAT